TGCTTCTTTTGATTTAAATGACCAAGAAAATATAAAATTAGATAAAGCAACTAAAGATTTAAAATTAGCAAATGAAGCTTTAGAATATCATAACAGATTAGGTTTAAGATTAGGACTAAATATGGTCGATATAGATTTTACAGCAGAAACTACTAGATTAAAAAATAATATTAAAAATGCTAAAGCAAGACAAACTAAAGCATTAAATAATAAACAAGTAGTTGCTGCAGATGAAGTAAGTGTTAAAATTGAAACACCTGTAGGTGGTGGAGGACCTAAAATTACTATTCCTAGTGGTAGTGCTGGAAGTTACGGTATGACTGAAACATATAGAAAAGAATTAAAAGCTGGACAATCTGGTGTAACTAAAGAATCACCATTTCCTGATGACCCTTCAAAAGTACAAGATTCTAAAACTTTATCATATTCAGATATTGATTCATTAGATGATAGTTCACCATTTCCTGATGACCCTTCTAGTGTACAAGAACCTAGAAACTTACAACCAGAATATGGTGGAGAAAAAGTACCTGGAGAAATAAGATATAATACAGCTAAAAGGATTACTCCTGGTGGTAGAACAGAGTTTTCTGTACCTAGTAACCCTAACAAAATTACTGACATACCTTCTGTAAACACAGGTAATATAGAAAATTCTCCTTCATATAAAAATAAATTTAATGAATCATTTGGACGTATAGCTAAAGATTTAACTGAATCAGCTGGTGGTATATTTGATGCTAAGAACATAGACCCAGCTATAGCTAAAAGAGCTGCTGCTAGTGCAGCTACATTAGCCGCATGGTATGCTAAGAAAAATCCTGGTATAGGTGCTGGTCTTATGATTTTAGGTGGATTAAAGAATCTTGACAAGAAAAAAGACTATACTAGATAATGTTTAAAAAATTAAATAGAAAACGAAATTCCGATGGGACGTTTAAGAAAGACGTAGCGTGGACTCCTTGGAACGAAGCATGGAGTTACAAAATGAGTGAAGAACTTAAAGACATGGTAGAGAGAGCCGTATGGACTTTCATTGAAGCTTTTATAGGTGCGTTAACAGTTGCACCATTAGTCGGTGTAGAAGCAGAAACACTACAATTAGCAGCATTAGCTGGTGGTGGAGCTGCGTTAGCAGTTGTTAAAACATACGCTAAGAAACAAATTACTAAATAATGCCTGGTCATTATAGTAAACCTAAAGGTGTAACCATACTTGGTGCTGGTTATGGTGGATATTATGGTGATGTATTATGGCCTGACATGGCTGATAAAGTTGCTAGAGAATACACTAATAATCTAGTAGGAGGTAATGCTTGGAACGTGTCAATACCTGTATGGGAAGATAGAGATGTTAAAAATCGTGGAACAAAGTTAAACCCATAATGCCTAGAAAAAAATTACCGCCATTAAAACCTATGTCACCTGACCTTAGACAATATGCTGTAGGTAGAGGACTTGTAGGTCTTGGTCAAAACGAATTAAATAGACGTATGAAACAACATAAAGAAATATCTAGAGCAGCGTTAAAAAAAGGTGATGGAGGTATGGAGATTGTTAAAAATATGGAAAAAGTAGTAGGTATGCATGGTTCTCCTTATGGTGGTGATGTTTCAGGTTTAGTTCAACAAAGAAATACTTCGTTAGCTTACTCACAAGCACAATATAAAAAAGCTAAATTATTTCAAAAAAAATTTGAAACGTTTAAATCTTTAAGTAGATTTGATAAATAATCGCTAAGAATTTTTTATAGGTTACTTTCTCTTTTTAAAAAACCTTTTAATAAATCTCTGTATGCTACGCTTGTTCCGACTCTTTGCCTTCCGTCATATATATCGTGATGATACTTACATAATATAGCTACATTATTAATATCAAACTTTCTTTTTTTACTTCCGCCCATACCTATGCCCTGAATATGTGCTAACTCTAACCATTTATTATCACCACAATAAGCCCATTCACATCTATTACCAGCACGCTCTATTGCGATTTCTCTTATATCTGAAAGACTTTCTGTCATATAGTAAAGTAATTACCTTTAGGTAAATCCCAGGCTTTCATTACATCTGACCATCTAAACTTTCCTTGCTCTGCACTACCTTCGTAGATTGCGTTAGACGCTTTCATAAACATACCAGTTGTACATTTATTATTAACATAATGTATCTTACTTTGATTAAGATGAATTAATTCTTCTATATAATCTAAAGTACGCTGAGTAACTTCACCATTGTCATTCTTCGTAGTAGGTCGCATTGAATGGTCTAAATTTGGTGCAGCTTCATTAGCACCTATTGTTACACGCCTAGGGCATAAATTAGATTTACGTATTGTGTCCATAGTATGTGTCAAATCTAAATGCATATTTTTTGTATTTTTATCTATAGACAACGTGGCATAGATAGGGTTACCTTGTTCTGTTGTACCTAGCAGTCTCTTACCACCATAGAAATTTGTTTCTGCAGCTAAATCTTTTTTCTCCTGTAACCATGCTATGTATTTAAGTCTATTTTCTGGTAGTGTTGTGTGCGTACGTTGTTCGTTTGTAGTAAAAGCTTTAAAATTATTTGGCATTATTCTTCCTCTCCTAATTGTTCTAAATGATAATTGTAATCTATTACAAATTTGTCCATTAAGAATCTAAGTTTTTCCATGTCAGGTTGTACTTTAAAAGTATCACTTCCACATGCTTTGTTAAATTGATTAGCCCAGACTTTCATATATCTGGGATGTGTAAATATATTTATATTGTTTATGTCAATCTTCTTGTCCATATATCTCCTCCATTTCTTGTTCTAAATTCCATATACAATCATCGCAGTAATGATGTCCTTTGTATGTTGTATAATAAGGTTCTTTACATATTTCACATAGCATATTTAAAGCCATGTTAATATCTTGTCTTAATTTTCTAAGTATGTCTTTACTATTAGACCATGTCATCTACATGTCCCCACACTTTCTCACAATAATCACAATATACTTGGTCAGTTACCACGCATACTCTGTTTAATTTGTGTCCACAACAAATCATTATTAGTTCCTTTCCAACAATGTTTACTACTGTTCCAATGATGCCAACCATCATTATAAACTAACCAAGCAGCTACTGCTGTACTTGTTTCTGGGTTAGTTCTATCTTCTATTATACCAAGCTTAGGTGTTAACCAAGACCAAGTTTTATCATTAAATTGCCAGAGTCCAACATCCCTAGTACCGTTAGTGTTATTACCGATAGCTTGCGGGCGGCCGCTACTTTCGCAATATATAACACCTAAAGCAATAGGAATGTCTTCCTCTTTAAAATACCTAGATACTAAGTCTGCATGTGTGGATACATATTTAATGTTATCTTGTACGTATAAACATTCTTGGTATTCAGGTAATGTATTAGCTGTAAGTAAAATAGGAAACAAACAGCCAACAACTATTTCTATCATTAGCTAATGGCAGCTTTTGTTGGTAGTTCAGTACAATAATAATGTACTAAGCCACGTTTTTTACTAGGTAAAGTTGTTATTTTATAACCTTCCTGCCTAAGGTTATGTATAATACCACCAAATCTATGGCAATATAACTCAGCTACAAACTCCCAGTTACTTATAGGACTTTCTCCCATATATCTAGTAAGTATATAAGCTACAAGTTGTGTTTTACTTTTAATGTAGGCTGGTATTTCTTCACCTCTAAATGATTCAGGTATCATTAAACCCTCCTTATCTCCAGCTATCAGGTGTAAGCACTTGTCGCTTACTTAATCCTCTATATCTGGTTCCTTTTTTAGACTTAGCAGCTCTACGCTCTGCTCTATTCATTATTTAATTCCCCATTCGAATTATCTAACCACCAAGACTTACGCCACTTACCTGTATGTCCACCACATACAACTGGGTCATTAGTACTACAAGTAAAGTCAGGACTTTTGTCTGATTTCTTGCTGTTACGATTATCATATACCATTGCTTTACAGTATGGACATTTTAAATCGTCTCTATATTTATTTTGTTGTTGTACCTCTTCCACTATACCTCCAAGCATATTACCTGCACCTTGTAGTCCAGGAGTTATATCAGTCGCTGATAAACCTGCAGCTTCTAACTTCTCTTCCAATGACATCTTATCAAAGTCATCTTGTGTATATTCTACAGGCATGTCTATTAATTTCTCTATCATAGCTAGATATTTATCTAACTGTTCATCAGACCATTGAGTCTTATCGTTAGAGAATTTCATAGTTTTAGCATACTGATTGGCTGTGCCAATTATTTTATGTAATGTTTCTGTATTTTGTACAGATTCAGTCATAGTTTTTATTGTATTAGTTATAAATGATAAATCCTGTGCCATTAGAATGGTGGTTCTTCTGTATCATCATCAGTACTATCTTCATTAACTATGCTATCCATAATTGCATTCATGCGTTCAACATCTTCCTTAGTAGGTTTATGTTCTTTTTTACGCATATCTACTTTAGTAACAACTATGTCATCTTCACGTGATGCTGCAGCTGCAGCTGTAGCTTCTTCTTCTGATTGTTTACTGCCTGACCATAGCTCTACGCCAAGGCCAAACCTCATA